GCCGCACGAAGTGGTCGGCGACAATTGGATGTGCGGCGAATGCGCGGACAATCACGACGAAGATTGACGCGGGAGGGCGGCGGGACTACCGTCGCCCTCTCCCAAGTGGGGCGCCCAAGCCTCGAGCCCGGTTCGCGACCCACCAACTAAGGCCCTGGCGTTCACCCGCCAGGGCCTCTTTTTATGACCCGACCCGACCCGACCCCGACCCCGACCCGACCCGGCCGGCGCTCGAAATAAACCCGACCCCGACCCGTTGACACATCCTGGGAATTCATGGTACTTTGACCAAGTCAACAACCCACATCGGAGAAAGTACGATGACCAAATTTACGAAATTCTTTTCCACGGATAGCGCGAAAGCTATTAAAGCCGACAAGTACGGCTACTTAAACGCTATCAACTATATGGCCCCGCACGATACCGCAGGCGTTGGCAATCTCTGCCCGAACGCAAGCGACGGGTGCAAATCCTTATGTCTCGGAATGTACAGCGGCCAAGCTGCTATGGTTTCGGATCTTGAGAACGGAACCAACGCGGTGCGCGAAAGCCGGATCGCCAAGTCTCAATTTTTTATGAATGAGCGCCAAGCGTTCATGGCCGAAATGACGGATCACGTTCGCGCCATGATTCGGAAAGCGGATCGCGAAAACAAAAAGCTGGCGGTTCGCCCCAACGGATCCACGGACATTGCGTTCGAGCGGATCCCAACGGACAACGGCCAGCCTTTGCCGTTCCGGTTTCCGGAAATCCAGTTCGTGGATTACACCAAAAGCGTGCGCCGCGTGCTAGACGCTAACCGGCCAGCCAACTATCATTTGACGTTTAGCCTATCCGAAACAAACAAGGCGGAAGCCGAACAAGTACTCGCGGCTGGTTTCAACGTCGCGGTAGTATTTGGCGCAGGCCAGCCGGCCACGTTTATGGGTCATCGCGTGATTGATGGAACGGAGCACGATTTGCGACACTTGGATCCGCAACCCGTTATTGTCGGGCTGGATCCGAAGGGCAAGAAAGCGAAAGCCGACACTAGCGGTTTCGTTGTCCGCGACTACGGCGCCGGTTGTTGACACTTAATGGCGCCGCTGGCGGCTGGGTGCACCCGGCCGCCGAACCCCGGCCAGGTTTACTTGGCCGGGGTTTCCTATACCCCAGGCCCAGGCCAGTGAGCTCGAGGACCGGGCTGGCCGATCCGCTGCCGGGCGAACTCGAGCATCGCCTCCCGAAGCCCGACTTGGTCCGACCCCGACCAGAGGCACGGAACCATGGTCCCCGACCCGACCGACCCCGAATCAGAGTCCCCGACCCGACCCGACTTCAGTCCGTGTTCCGCTAACCCCCGACCATGGACCCCGTCAAACAAATATAGGTTGCCTCGTTCGAGGGCCTTAACAAGGTAGAAACTTACGCCCCCCGACTGACAATAGGCGAAATTCCAAGCGACTTGATGCGCTGACACATTTACGCGGTTAGTTTTAGTGACTTTGAGTTCTATCCAAAAAGGAAGGCCTTCCGCGCATACATGAACATCCGGTATCCCGCCACCGAAGCGGTTTTCAATCCGTGTGGTGTTCCAACTCTTGGGTAGGTTCGACCGAAGATTGTTCCACATCAATGTCTCTGGCTTCTGCGTCATTAACTACCTCATAGTCAGCATCCAAGAACACGCCCGGATGTGACTTTCTAAGTTCTGATAATCTAGTCTCGATCTCGTCGCGGCTCATGTTTTCGATTGCATGGAAGTGGTTCGTCTCGCGCCTGTCGGTGGTCAATCCGCCCAGTGCTGAACGAGTCTTCTCCGCGTTAATCGCCGCAGAGAATTGGCCGGCTTCTTCTGCATTCATGGACAGATCCCGAAGACGTTTAAGCTGGCCCATCAGTGTGACGCCATACTTTCTTTCTCTGTCTTCTCGAAGCTCCGAAATGTATTCGGAAACGTGGGGGAAGTCCGAAGCGTTCAAAAGTTTATGAGCTTGGATCTTGGCAATACCGTTCTTGTCCGAGTATCCGGCGAGTCGAGCGCACTCCGCATTGGAGTGTGTTCCATCGACAAAGTGCCGGGCGAACATCTTCTGGCGGTTGGTCAGCTTACGGCCATGGGCCTCTTCAATTTCTTCGGCCTTTGCGTCTATTCGACGTTTCATCTAGTTGCTCCTGTATACAGTCTTTTTCAAAACTAACCCTGTTTCCAACAAGCGTCAAACCTCCGTTTGGCTAGAAAAGTGTAACGGGAAGCCCTAAAGTGTAACGAAGTGTAACGGGAAGTGTAACGACTAGTTTTCAGTAATATCATACGTTTAACACCTGTTTTCAGGTACTCGTTACACTTTTACACTTTTTTTCACCCATATTTTTATTTTCAAAACGTTTTTTTGAATTTGCCCGTATATATGTGACGGGAAGCATTTGACCTTGGTCCATGTTTCATGCTACTTTTACGAACTACCACGTTTTTAGAAAGGAAGAAAGATGAGAAACCACGTCATTTCATTATACGATTATACGGGCGAGGCTTTGCGCCCTTGGGCCGAGGCTGGTTATCATTGCTTCGCCTACGACATCCAGCATGACGGTGGGCGGACGGAAGGCAACATCACCTACGTCCACGCTGACCTTTACGATACGAACACGCTTCTTGAGATCATTGCCCGACACGGCACCAAGGCATGTTTCATGTCCGCGTTTCCTCCTTGCACTGATTTGGCTTCTTCTGGCGCACGTTGGTGGAAGGGCAAGGCCGAGTCCAATCCTGATTTTCAGATAGAGGCAGCGGGTCATGCCAAGCGGTGTGCTTTGGTAGGGGATGCTTTGGGTTGTTCTTATTACGTTGAGAACCCGATAGGTGCGCTGACGAGGTTGTGGCGCAAGCCGGATTACAAGTTTGATCCGTGTGACTACGGCGGGTATCTGCCGGAGGACGACGTGCATCCGCGTTGGCCTGATGTGATTCCGCCGCGTGATGGCTACAGGAAGAAGACTTGTCTTTGGACCGGAGGCCATTTTCGTATGCCGACGAAATCTGTTGTTAATCATTTGACGCTTGTTTATGACCGCGCTGATCCGGCAAAGGGCGTTAACTTCTCTCCGGTCGCTGGCAAGACGGGTGGCAAGTCTGCGAGGACGAAGAACATTCGCAGTGCTACCCCGCGTGGGTTTGCGAAAGCGTTATTTTTGGAACATGCTCCCTTTACTTGGGGTCATGATGGCCGTGAGAATTATCGTGATTACGGCAACGATGTAGTTGTGAGGGGATACATTTAATGAGACGCGTATGCGACCTGTGCCACGGCAATGGTTACGTTGCTATTGACGTGGCGGACAACGGCAAGGGGCCGGTCTATGGCGACTGCCCCAAATGCCACTGTGAAGGAGAACTTGAAGATGGACTTATGGAAGCGCATCAAGCGCAAAGAGAACTGGGAGAGTAGAATGGGACCGGAATATTTTTTGTTGATCTTTGTCGGAAGCGTGATCTCCGGCATTCTGATGTACTGGTTCTAATTGAGCCAGCTGACAACGGTTGACCTGTTCTCCGGGATAGGCGGATTTGCCCGTGGCCTCGAGGCTACCGGGCATTTCCGGACTACCTGTTTCGTGGAGCAGGATCCGTTTTGCCAGGCGGTGTTGAATCATCACTGGCCCGACGTACCCATATTGGATGACATAAGAAATGCCCGACGATCCGACTTCCCCGACGCCCGACCCGACCTTGTTTGCGGAGGATTCCCTTGCCAGCCGTTCTCACAGGCAGGAAGACAGCTTGCTCAAGACGACCCCCGCCATCTCTGGCCGGAAATGCTTAGAGTTATCCGGGAACTCCGGCCCACTTGGGTTGTTGGAGAGAACGTTGTTGGGCTCATCAAACTGGGCTTGGACGAAGTACTCACTGACTTGGAAGGCGAAGGCTACGCCACAAGGACGTTTAATATTCCAGCTTGCGCGACAGGCGCCCCGCACCTCAGACAACGGATCTGGGTTGTTGCACACGCCGACAGCGAAAGCGAACCAGATGGCACCTTCGATGGCAACGCGGGACAGCGGCAGTTGGGGTTTGGGTTTGGGGGGAGCGAAGCCTCATCACATGTGGCCGACGCCGACGACCAGCGAGGCCAAGAGCGACACGCACAACGTCCAGAACAGGATCGACAAGGACAAACAGGTGATGCTGTGTCACGCGGTTCGTCTGTACCCGACCGACCCGAAGACCACTGGCGCTCTGAACCCGCAGTGGGTCGCTTGGTTGATGGGCTACCCAACCGAGTATCTCAACTCCGTGCGTTGGGAAACAGCATCGTCCCGCAAATCGCGCAAGAAATCGGACAAGCAATAAGGATTGCACATGACCATTAGCCATCTATTCAATCCCGTTGAAAACGCCAACCTCCGAGTAATCAGCTTGGGCGCGGGTGTTCAGTCCACCGTCATGGCGCTGATGGCTGAAGCTGGGGACATTGGTCCGTGGCCCGACTGCGCTGTATTCGCGGACACTGGTTGGGAGCCCAAGGAGGTTTACGACCACTTGGATTGGCTCGAGGGCCAGTTGTCTTTTCCAGTGTACCGCGTACAGCGGGGCAACATTAAGGAAGATTTGGAATCCGACCTCAACACTACGGGTCACAAGTTTGCGTCGATACCGTTTTTTTTAATCAACAAGGACGGCACGAACGGCATGGCCCGACGACAGTGTACCAGTGAGTATAAGCTCAAACCCATACGCAAGAGGGTTCGTGAGCTTGCCGGGTTGAAGCCTCGACAGCGCACACCGAAGGGTTTTGTCGTGGAGATGTGGATTGGCATATCCAAGGACGAGATGATGCGGGTGAAGGACAGTCAGGATTCGTGGGTAGAGAACCGCTGGCCGTTGCTTGAGAAGGAAATGAACCGAAGGGACTGCCTTCAGTGGTTCAGTGACAGGTATCCGGACAGGATGCTGGCCAAGAGCGCGTGCATTGGTTGCCCGTTCCACAACGATCATGAGTGGCGGCGCATTAAGGAGGTTTTCCCGGAGGAGTTTGAGGAAGCCTGTCAGGTTGATGAGAAGATCAGAGATGCAGAGGGGCGGTTTCAAGGGGCGCGATTCCTACACGCTAAAAGGATTCCGCTACGCGACGTGGACTTTAGCACTGCGGAAGAACTGGGCCAGGGAGAGTTGTTCAAGGACCTGATGCAGAATGAATGCGAAGGAATGTGCGGGATATGACCAAGTACGAGATCATTGGTGAGTGCGACTCTCGATACGGTCATGGGCGCTGGACGTTGACGCCAGAATCCGCGAAGGCAGCAACAAAACTTAAAATGCAAACGCAGGCTTATTTACAGATGCACGTCAAGATGGCGCTCAAAGATAACATATGGTTGTTCCATCGGAAGGTCGCGCAGGGCCACTACGAACTGATAGCAGCGCCCAAACAGGGGAGCAAGTAATGCAGGACATAATCAACAAACTCACGAAGGTGATGGAGAGAGCGAAAGATCCGGATTTCAAGGAAATCTGGCGACGTAAGATCGACTACTTTTATGTGAAACACGTTGAAGAAAGTGTAAGAAAGGAAGGACTAAAATGAAGTTTCTTGATTGGTTACTCGGCAAGGATTGGGACAAGCCTCAAGCGAAAGAGGCCCCAGCCTCTGAACCCAAGCCTAAAAAGATGCAGCGTGTCGCGCTGCTTCCCGTTCCCAAGTGGACACACGCCGGCAAGAAGGGCAAGACGATCTACTGCCCCCACTGCAAAGCCGCAGCGCACGTGTACAACTTCTCGTGGTCAGCACTGGTTTGTTCGTCATGCGGAAGGGAAACCAACAAGTACCTGTGGATGATCTGGAGGGATGTCCAATGAAATGGGCAATCCGAATATGCCTCGCAATGGCGGCGCTGCTCGTAGCACTGCTCATAGGGCTGGCAGTACCAATACCTGCCCAAGCCAGCGAAGATAAGTCTTGTCTGGCCGAGGCCATGTACTACGAAGCTCGAGATCAGGGCTGGCGCGGCATGTTGGCCGTGGGCGTTGTAATTCAAAACAGGGTCCGCGATGACCGTTACCCGAATACGGTGTGCGGCGTCGTCAGGCAGGGCAAGTATCGCAATGGCAACCCGGTCAGGCACAAGTGCCAGTTCAGCTACTATTGCGACGGCAAGCCGGAGCGCCCAGCAGAGAAGCAACCCTGGTCCGTGGCCCAAGATCTGTCGAAGCTCTTGCTTACGGGAACGGTCAAGATGACGGGGATTGAGGACGCCACGCACTACCACGCTACTTGGGTTAATCCTTCATGGGCGGATAAGCTTGAGCGGTTGGACCAGATTGGCGGTCATGTGTTTTACGCGCAGAAAGGTAATTAGATGGCGCAGAAGATTTCCCAGAACTACAAGATTCGGACTCGCGTCCGCCGCCGCAACAAGCCGCACCCGCTTAACATTTGCAAGAAGCTGGGTCCGAAGTCCTGTCATCGAGGGTCACAAAAGAAGAGACGCGGTCAGGGTTGAACGGCGTCGAGCTCGTAGCCCATGGCGTTTAGAAGAGCCTCAACCTTATAGATTGAGGGCTCATCTATCTTGCTCTTTTCGTAGTTCTCGATTGTTGTAACACCAACACCCGACAACTCCGCGAGGCGGACCCTTGTTAACCCGCTTTCTTTACGGAGATCCGTTAATATACCAGACCAGTGCTGCGGCATTTTTAGTGCTTTGATGTCTTGTCTTGTTCAAAGTTACGCAAAATGTCCTCAAGCTCGTTCCTCTGGGTTTCTTTATCATTGTAGGATCGAAAGTTGGCCTCGTCCTCAGACATGATACCAAGTGTCTGCGTCATCATACTGGATATGACATGCATGATTCCCGTCATGCTAAGTTCTGCGCCGCCGTTTTCAATAGCAATCCTCATCAGGACAATCGCTTGGCCTGTGGCCGATACCTCACCACGGTTTTCCAGCAAGGATCGTATTTCCTCGTAAAGGCTTTGTAGGCGCTCCTCTTCGGGAGTTGGTTCGCTACTCATGACTTGACCGCTGCAAACTTGGACAGAACATCCGCGTCACTTGGAGCCTTTTCAGACACATCCACGAGGAAGGATATCTGCTGGGCCGGTGAGCGGTGGTTCTTTTCAGCCATCTCCCAAAGCTTCTCCCAAGTTGGAATTGGCACGGCAACGGATTTGTATTTCTTAATGTCAGGCATTTGTAATTTCCTCTAAATGATTAAGTTGATGTTGGATTTCGTTGAAGGCTTCTAAATAGTGCGGATTGCACTCCTCCATAACCGCCTTAATAATTTCATTCTTGTCGAAGCCTAAAGTCTGCATCTCACCAATAAACATGCGAAGGAGGCGCCCGGCTCCCAACTGATAAGACTTGTCAGGCCTTATCGTCATCTCAGCCACTCCTTCAGTTCCTCTCCCATCACCACACTGGCGATATCCATTTTATTGCGGAGGGCTTTGACGATCTGCTCGTCAATCGTCCCTTCCGCAATTAAATCTATATATGTTACGTGTTCCTTCTGACCAATTCGGTGCGCCCGGTCTTCGGACTGCATCCGCACAGCCAGATCAAAGCTGTTGGCAAAGTAAATGACGGTAGTGGCGGCGGTCAGGGTGATCCCGTAACCACCCGTCATTGGATTCCCGATAAAGAACCGGGCCTCACCATTCTGAAAACTCTCAATGGCCTCTGATCGCTCCGCATCCGACGTGTCGCCAAAGTAACTAACCGTGGACTCTGGCCCGTACTTCTTAGCAAGCGCCTCTGCGATACGTTTGATATCGTACCGGAACCTAGACCAGATGATTGCCTTGCCTTCGGTCTCTTCAAGACAGCCCATTAGCTCTTCCAGACGATGGTCTTTAACCTCTATCGTCTCGCCGCTATCTGTTTTTGAGTGACCAGACAGGACCTGCTGCATCCTCAACAGCTGGGTCATGACGTTTGTGGTGGTCATGAACTCTTCATCTTCGATATGGGCAAGCGCATACTTCTTCAAGTCGTCATATATACGGGCTTGGTCTGTTGACAGGACTACATTTCTCTGAGTGTAAATCTTTTTAGGCAAATCCAGACACTCGTCCTTCATGACACGGCTTGAAAACTTCTTTAACAGCCCTGATAGCTCCTCGAGGTTGCGATATCCAACGATCTGGTTGAACGAATGGGCGCCCATGGTGCGCTTGTTCATGATTGCGTAGCGATATTGGAACTGAAAGAAGTTATCGCCGGCCTGGCCCAGTAGATCCTTGTTCATAAATCGACATTGCGACCACAAATCCATAGGCGATTGCGTAACGGGAAACCCGGTAAGTATGCGACGGTACTCTGCCAGATGAGACATCTTCAACAGAGCCTTTGTTCTTGATGCCTTCGGAGACTTGATCGCGGTAGACTCATCAATCGCAAGCAAGGCCTTTGACGCCCGTAGAACCTCAAAGAGGTACTTCTGCCCCTTCTTCGTACTGAGAGCCTCAACATTCATGACCAGTATGCGGAAGCTTTCTGTCGGGCGCATGAAGCTTGCCAGATCCGCCTTCTGTGCTTTTCTAGGGTTGGGGCTCCAGATCGAAGACAACGCCGCCTGATAGTAAACATCAGGCATGTGCGCGGGTATTTCGATGTTGGACCAGTTGCGGTAGACGCCCTTGGGAGCAACAACGATAAACGTGTCGATCTTGTCGGCCTCATAAAGCATTGACGCGGTGTCTATGCAGACCTTAGACTTGCCGGTCCCCATTTCCATAAAGAATGCCCAGTTTTCTTTCGACCAGGATTTCTTCAGAACATCATCTTGGTGTCTGTAAGGCTTGGTTTTGTATTCGTAGTCCATGATAGACACTATATAGTGTAATTTTCCTGTTGCAAAGCGCAAAATCATGGATTAATGTGGCGACATTCAGAAAGCGAGAGATGAATGGCTAAAGTTTACGTTACCCAAGAGAACCCCCGCGTGAATATCGTATCCGCAGCTAAGTGGGGTGACCTCGAACCGCTCACAAATCCATTTGATCAGATTCATGTTAACCCGGCTCGAATCGTATCGCAGATACGACGCAAGCTTCGGAGTTTCACGGATGACGATTGGCTTTTGGCCATGGGCGACCCTGCGATTATCGGGGTGTCTTTTGCGATAGCTGCGGACTTAAACCACGGTCGCGTTAACATTTTGAAATGGGACAGGATGGAGAAGTCCTACTATCCCACGAAGATATTGTTGCGCGGCGGCGGCATTGAGAACTTAAACCCTGACGAGGAGATACGTTATGAGTGATGAAGACTTATGGAAAACGATAGAAGCGGATGCCAGTGCTGATGCTGATGCGTTTGAAGACCTAACTACCGAGGGCGCGACCGAGTTAGCGTCCATGATCCGAAACCTTGGAGCAATCCAAACCAAGCTTGTTGCTGCTGAAGAAGAGGCCAAAAGCCTCAAGCGGGAACAGAATCGTTACTTACACGATTTAATTCCGGCGAAGATGCAGGAGACGGGCTTGGAGGAAGCCAAGGTTGGTGGCAACAAGATTAGTCTTGCCACCTATGTCAACGGCACGATGCCGAAAGATCCTCTGCAACGCGACATTGCGTTGTCTCATTTACGAGAAATCGGCGCGTCTGACTTTATAAAGAATCAGGTCAGCGTTTCGTTTCCCGTGTCTGAAGACAACAGGGCTAGAGCAATGCAAGCGGATCTTGAAGACCAAGGCTTCGACACTGCCGCTAAGACATGGGTCGAACCATCCACCCTTAAAAAGTTAATTAAGGAACGCGTGGAGACGGGTCAGGAGATCGACCTGGAACTATTCAACGCATCTATTGGAACATACGCAAAAATTAAAGGAGAATGAACTATGGCTAAATCAAACGGAAAACTACCAGCAGAACTCGCCGCCGCTTTTGAAGACGACGC